CGGTGCTGGGGACCATGCAAGAGCAGCTTCTACATTTTTAACAGGTAAGCAAGCTCACAAACACGAATCTAAAATTAGATCTGGGAAATCAGTCGATCAACATATTGCAGACAAGTATAATGGGATTACAAGGTTTGATAGTTTGCAGATTACTGGAAGTAAATCTCGATTAGTAGGTAAATGCGATTCTGGTTATAGTTGTGCTTATCAATATAACCTGTCTTGGAAGAATGCTCAACAACCAATGGCAGCAATGCATGACCCTCAAGATATTTTTAATAGACTCTTTAATGTTAAAACATTAGAACAAAAACAATTAGCGCAGAAAAAATCTATACTTGATTTTGTTTTAGAGGAAAGCAAAACACTTGAAGGAAAATTACCAGCATCAGATAAAGTTAAATTAGACGAATATATGTATGCTGTAAGAGAAGTTGAGAAAGATCTACAAAACAGAGAACGGTTTAGACTCGATAAAGATTTTGAATTTGATTTTGAAGTTAACAAGAAATCTGATAAAATAAGATTGTTATATAAACTTATGCACCTAGCGTTCTTAAATGATACAACAAGAGTCGCTACGTTCTTAACTCAGCATGATGGTTATAATGGTCCTCATAGAGAGATTGGTGTAGCTGATGGTCATCATAGTTTATCTCACCACCAAAAAGACCCTAAGAAATTGCATCAACTTGCAATGATAGATTTGTATAATATAAGGTTATTTTCTGAATTTATCTCTAACCTTAAAAAAGATAATTTGCTAGAAAATACTGATGTAATTTATGGTGCTGGTATATCAGACGGTAATAGACATAATCATGACGAGTTACCTGTCTTATTAGTCGGTGGTAAAAACAAAGGAAAACATTTTAGAGTTGAAAAAGAAAAACCAATGTGTGATTTATTTGTAAGTTTACTCCACAAGCATGATATAGATATGCATCACTTTGGAGATTCTACTGGAGAACTTAATGTAGTTTAAAGCAGTTTAGATTCTATACGAGTAAATTCAAAAGTAGCAGATGCATCTATTTCACTCGTATTATTATAATCCCATTGAATTTCAGATAAATTAGTCGGAAATGCTCCTATATAATCCCATTGAATTTTTCTATTTTCATACTCGTCCAACCCGAATACTGTTAGATTAGATGAATATATAGGGAGTACTTTTCCAGGTTGATGATATCTTATAATATCATCTTCATTTACTGTTCCCATTTTTATATCATTTAGTACATCGAGCCATTTATATATAGCCCAATAGTTATTATATTCGTTATCTATCTTGAAAGATATATTCAAGGAGGAATAAGCAGGCCGTGCGTGAGAGCTGACTTTAATACTTTGCGCACCATAAGCTAATGTTTTCTCAGGAACGCTTATAGCAGGTGTAACAGTACCAGCAATGCTAAACTCTAAATTGTTTGGCATTATTCTATTATTGTTACGATCAATATTATCAGTAATATTTTTTATACCATCTGGTATAGTTAAAACTAATATAAATTTGTCTTTTCTGTTTTTATTAAGTGGTGATTGATTCATACGCGAGTCCAGCCTTCAGCTTCTAATTCTTCTATCCCTGATAATTCATCATTAAAAATATTTATGTCTTCAAAATGTATAGCATGAGGGTTCCAAGTGTCATCTATATTCTGTAAACTATAATCTTGAAGAAAATTACTAAACTTTTGATCGACATATGCCCCTAATTCTAATCGAGCTGGTCTTTGATTACCATCGATTTCTACTACATTATAATAACGCTGTACTAATGTGTTATCTAATATTAATAATGCCCAAGTTAAGGCCATAACACGATCATCAAACTCATAGCCAGGTTGAGCGGCCCAAGAGCCGTTAGGATAACGAACGAAGTTTTTCAATTCTTCAACAGTTTTTTCTGATCTAAAATTTACACATTTAAGTTCATTAACCCAGTATCTCATATTAGTAATACCTTTATATTTTGTATTTGTATGAGCATATACACCCAGTCTGTCATATTTTACTTGACCTACTTTTGGAGAGTAATTAACAATATTTCTATAATTGTATTGATGGAACAGGTTATCTACTACCTGACTGCCGCAGTTGTTTCTTTCTATTAATACAGGAGGAGTGCCCCAGTGATAACAAATGTCTCGTACCTTGGTAGTAAATTCAAACGGGTTAATTTCATTACTAGCATATTCTGCTACTTGAGTAATATTTTGTAAATCAGTAATGTCTAATACTTGTATAGCGCTATAGTTTTGCTGAACACCTTCTGCTACATCGACCCCTATCGTATATAAATGTTCATTATTTGGTTCATCCCAAATACTATAACAACCATCTTCAAATAAGTGTTTAGGTTCCCTTGTCTCACTGGCGAGCTTAGCGTAGAAAACTTCATCAATAAAAGAGTCACCGGTATCAAGGAACTTACATTCAAACTCTTGCGCAAAGGCTTCTTCACTACCTATCGAGCGAATGGTATCTTTCTTCCATGCTTCATCTCTTCCTGGGATTTCATCCCATAGAATTTTTTCTGCCTTCCAGTTGCTCTTGCCATTATCTGCATCTGTATACAAATTATAAAAAAGATTATTACTACCATTAGGAGTTGAAGCGACAAATATTTTAGATTTTTTCGAGCTTGAAATAATTGGGTAAACTGATTTCCAAAAACTATCAACTAGGTTATTAGGAATGAATGCAAGCTCATCTAGAATTAATACGTTACAAGAATCACCACGACCAGCATCCGAACTAGTAGTACTAATACCTATACTACTACCATTTGCTAATTTCATAGAAGTCTTACCATATTCTAAAACCCCAGGTTTAAGATAATTTGGTAATTTTTCATATGCTGTACGAACACGAGAGAATATATTGATAGCAGTTTGTTCCTTGTTAGCTACAATTAATATACGTTGATCGTCTTGGAAGCACGCTATCCATAGTGCATAAATCGTCATCATTGTAGTTTTACCAGTCTGTCTAGAAGCAAGACAGGCTACAAATCTATTATCTCTTAAACTACGTAATACTCTTTTTTGACAAGCATATAATTCAATTTTAATTTTACCTCTATCTAAGTTAACTATATAAAAAAAGTTCTCAGCAAAATAAAGAATATTTTGTTTTGCTTTCTTTAAAGTCTTGACCATTTCCGGAGTCCATTCAAACTCCATATTTGCGTTAGGTAGATCTTTATTACCTAAATAGAACTTATCCTCTTTTTTTTGTCGCGGCATCAATAAATATTTACATGACCGGAAAAGATTTCGACAAGTTAAATGAAGCGTATGCGGACAACGTACTGCTTGAACAAAGGTTGCCTAAAGAGGGTAAATCCAAGAAGCCTGATTATATAGATGCTGACGGAGATGGTGATAAAAAAGAGCCAATGAAAAAAGCGTTAAAAGATAAGAAAAAGAAAGTTGACGAAAAAGCTTCTGATCAGCGACCTAAAGATGAAGTTAATGCTGGTGAGGTACTTCCTGATAGCGCATGCGATTCAATACACGATACTTTGCAGGAACCGGTTGAAGGAGAAGAAAAAGAAGATAAAAAATCCAAAAAAACTGCGAAAGAGAGCATAAATAATTCTAACAAAGGTAATATTATGTCCGAAAATAAATCAACATTTGA